GAGGCCTTCGAGGCTCATGCCGGATCGGGGGAACACGCATGCCATGACGCCGTCGGGCAGCTCGAGCGAGAAGCCCAGCGGGATGCGGCGGGTCTCATGCGGCTTCAGGGTCTCGCCGAAAGTGGTGTAGACGTCTGCGCCGGCGTCGTTGTAATGCGCACGGGCCGGGAGCTTGATGTCGGCACCCTCGGCGATGCGGTTGATCTTAATCTTCATCGTTTACCTCCATGATGATGGCGTTAGCAAAACAATATTTGACGATGTCGTCCTTCGGTGTGTCAGACGACATCGCGATACGTTCGATCTTCGAGATATTGGCCAAAAACTTCTCGATGTCGAGCTCGAGGTGCGGCGCCGCCTGCTTGCAGCACCATACTTCGCGGACACGGTCGATGTCCTTATCATATGCGTGGAGCGACACCGCGAAATGTGTATACTTGCCGTAGCCGACACCGAGCTCGTTCGCGATATGCTTCTGCAGCTCCGTGAAGAAAACGACATCGTATGGCGTGCCGAGCCACACATCGTTGGAGCGCATGATACCGGTGCAATCGAGCTTGCCGTCGCGGAGCTCGAACACGAGCGCGATAGTGCAGATCTCATCTTTCGTCTCGAAGCGCTCGGGGTTCGGCACGTTGAAATTGATGACGGCACGGCGTGAATACGGGTCGCGCTTGAGCGTGTCGATGACCTGTGCTACCTGGTCGAAGCCGTAGCGGTTGAACACGATGGCGCCGTACGCAGACCGGTTAGTCACGCCGTCGTCACTAATTCGCCCCCAAAATGACGAGAACTTCGAGATGAACTCGACGTCGTCGCGGCCGGTGAAATACCATGTGAGCTCACCCAACATGTACGATAGCGAATAGCCCGTGCGGGCCGTCGCGATGTTGTCGGTGATATCGAGCAGCGTGAAACCACTGTTGAGCAGTTCTTTGGTGCCCGCTACATCCTGGCCCTGCACCGATATCTTGCCGCAGAGTTGGCGGTAGATGTCGTTCATCGACTTGCCTACAACATGCATTTGAGCACCTCTTCCATGGCGATCACCGGGTCGTTGTCTTCGAGCACGATTGCGTTGCCATGCTCTTCAGCCCACTCCTTGTAACGTTTGTAGATCTCAGTGATATTCGGGCATACTACATCGGCGTACTCGTCACCGCGTGCGTTCAGGCGGCTGATCACGACATGGAGCGGGGGCAAAAGCACGATGATCGGGACACACGCGCGCCCGCAGAACTTCGTCAGCGCCTCGGCATCGTCGTTATCGATACGGGGCTCGCGGCCGAACAGGTCGGAGTACACTTGCTCCGACACCCAGCAACGATCGATGATGACACCGTCGCACGCGAGCTTCTGCATATACTCACGCGCAGATTGGCCGCCGTTGGCCGTCATCTTCAAAATGTTCATGTCGAGTTTATCTGCGAGCGCCTTCGCGAGCGTGGACTTGCCGGCGCCGTCAGGGCCTTCGATGATGATGGGCATGGTTTACTCCTTTACGAAAATGCGTGCGCGTTTGCCGTTGATACGGCATGTCTTGCTCGTCAGGCCATAGTGTTTGTTAGCCTGGCGGGTGAATTCGTTTTGGCCGAGCGGCTTCAGGTTGTTCCTGATGGCCCAGGCCATATAGTAGTCATATACCAATGCTGTCGACTCGTTCACCACCTCGTCGACGGGCGTGTCTGCGAAGTAACCGAGGACCGGGTTATTGGCGACGTTGTAGTCCTCGATCTCCTTGACGACGACTTCCGGCATCGTGAATGCGCGGTTCACCAACACACGCTCGAGCCCTTTGAGGCCGATGTTGATCAGGTGGCTCATGACCTCAGGTGAGTGGAGCTTGTACTTGATGTACGGGTCGAAGTCTGGGTCGTCTTTCGAAAACGTCGCCTTGAACGGCACGAGTACGATGCGGTCGAGCACGGCGCCTGTCTTGTCGCGGATACGTGGCATCGAATTCGCCGAGAACAGCAGTTTGGCGTAACTCGAGAAGTCAAACGGGTCTTGGCCCTTCCGCTCTGCGTTGACGCGGTCACCGCTTACGAGCTTCTTGAAAATCGCCGGGTTCGCAATGAACTCGTCGCCGATGTCGTCGCCGATGTTGGCCAGCTTGCCGAACAGCTCCGCCGTCTTGAACCTCTCGCCGAGCTCGGCCAGGTCGAGTGCCGACGTATTGCTGTCGCCGAGCAATGTCTTGAGCATGTCGAGATACGTCGACTTGCCGTTCGCCTTGTCGCCGACTAAGATGAAACTCTTACGGAGCTCGTTGCGCCTATAGAACAGGTAGCCGATGACCTCCTCTAACAATGAGTAGATGCCGTCGTCACCGCAGGCGAGGCGGTGCAGCGTCTTGTCGGTGAAATCAGACCAGACAGTCGGGTCGTACTCCCACGGGATGCGGTTAGTGATCACGAATTCCGGCGAGAACGGCCTGAGCTCTCCCGTCTTGAGGTCGTACACACCGTTGGCGAACGCGACGTAATCGGCATCGGCCGCAGGTGCGTCGTCTTGGATGAGCACATCGAGGTAGTTGAGTACCTCGGTGCGCTTGGCCTTCGACAACATCGGTAGGTGCCGGATCATCGCGTTCTCGATGAGCAGGTTGCCGGACACGTAGACGCCGTCGCGGTATACGTGGAGCTGATGGCCGATCTTGATGATGCGGTGCTCGTTCTTGAGGTATTCGGCAAACTTGTCGAACAGGAACGTGCCTTTGTGGAAGAAAACATCTTCGGCGAATGCGTCATCGCGGTAGACGACGCTCAGCTCTTGCTGCTCCATGGACTTCTCGAACATATACCGGTTGATGATGTCCAGGGTCTCGCGCGCCTCGTCTTTCGTGAAACCCTCCGACTGCAGCGTCAAGATGTAGTTGAATAACGCTTGGTTGCGGCCGTCGCCTTCTTCCATCTCGCCGAACTCTGGCGTATACTGCACAGGCCTGAGCCAGCACGGCAGCTCGTCGTAATCTTCGTCCGGCTCGATGTCGTAGATCACGTCACGCTCATGCCCGTCGACTTTCAGGCTACCATATGTGGCTTTAGACCCGACTTTGATGTCGGCGTCGATACCGACGGCCAAACGCGCATGCGTCTTGCATTTCATGCCGCGGGGGTAGCCGACGAAATAGAAATGCTTGCCGCGGGTCGTGGCGACGACCTTGCACGCCACCTGCTCGGCCTCGATGATGTCCATCAGCTTCTCGCTCTGCGCCATGTCGTCGACATCGACGAAGATCGTCTCAGGCGCGAGCACTCCGCCGTACCCGTCGAGCTTGCGCGCCTGGGCCAATGTGAGGTACTGGCCGTCCTTCAGCTTCTGCGCACACTTCTTACCGTTGAGCTTGACGTAGCCCATAAACAGACGGTCCATCACATCACCCCAAACTGCGCTAACCGTGTTTTCGCCAATTGGATATACCAACCCTTATCCAGATAGTCAGGGCATTTCTTGCCATGCACATCGCCGTTATCGATAAACGAGTGCTCGCTCGTGTTGCCGAACTTCTCCGGCTTGGCCTTGCCGGCTTTTACACGCCCGATCATGCCGTCCGACTCGCGCGTTGACGCGAATACCCGGAAACACCTGTCAGTGAGCCGCTCATGCCCGTGCACGCCGTACTTGTATTTGCCGGACACTTTAACGACGCGCTGGTAATCGATCAGATCATCGTCGGCTGCAATCGTGTCTTCGACAGGCACGCCGTGCACCATGTACTCGACAAGCGCCTTGTTGACGACGGCGAGGTCGTAGTCGAGCGACCCGAGCTTCTTGACGTACGCGCCTTTCGTCTTCATCGACCCATCTGCCGCCACGAGGACGTAGTTGTTGACATCCTTCTGGTAGACACGGGTAAACTCATCGAATTCCAAGCCCATGCCGGTGCGGTGCTCCCACTCATATGCCACGTCGTCGACGCGGTCGTAAAACGCATCAGGCCCGCCATCGAAACCGTCAGGCATGCGGATGAGCACGCCATCAGTATTGCTCTGGATGATCTCGACACCCGCGTCGCGAACGAGCTTATGCATGAGGTCGATGAGCATGAGCTGGCCGTTGACGCAGACCATGTTGGCCTGCCGCGGGTCATAGAGTGCATTGAACTTATCTTTGCTGGCGCCGAACGTGCCGTTGATGACGAGCTTCAATGCCTTCTGTCGTGGGTCCTTCGCATGCTTCAACTCGATACGGTGGTCTCGGATGTCCTTGAACTTCGACGGGTCCTGCACATTGCGCGACAGCAGTTCATGCGCGATCATCTCGGCCGGGTAATAGCTCTCGACGTCGACGTTGATGAAATAACCCTCGCCGGCGTACTGCGCGATAGCACCATGCAAGCCTCCCCATGCGCACTTGTGCGGGCAGCCTGCGATGTCGAAATCGAGCGTCGCGGAGTAATCTTGGTTCGCCGGATCGAGGTACCACGAACGGATGAAATCATACGGGCCGAGGTCGAGGCACGGCAACGGCACGATGTCGAATTCGTCGTCACGCGGGCGTGCTGGCCGCTCGGCATCCAAGATGATCGCCGTGAGCTGCGCATCTGTCTTGCCGAGGTACACCAAGGGTAATTCGAACATCTTGAGCAGGTCCATGCGGGCGTCGAACTCGCTTTTGCGCTGCATGAATACCTCGATGGTCTGCTCGACATCGTGGCGGCAGTATTTCACGGTCTCGGCGATCTCCGCATCTGTCAATTTACGGTCGATATCGAATGGCACCGTCGTCTCGCGTATGTCGTTGCCGAGGTACGCCTCGTGAGTCTTGAGGCCCCTGTCGGTACGCGGATGGAACACGTCGTAGTTAACCATGTATAACTTGCGCAGCAGACTCGAATACTGCCAGCCCTTGTGGCCTTCGACGATGATGAAATCATTGATCGCCTTCGGGTCGAAGCCGCACAAGATGCCTTTGAAAATGAACTGGTCATAGTGGAGGTTGTTATACCCTACCCAAATATCACGCTTGCGCTCTTCGTAGAGCGCGGTGAGCGCGTCGGCATCGTTGATGATGACGCGCTCATCGTGTGTGGTGGGGTTGATGACTACGACCATCCAATCATGTTTGAAGACTTCGAAGTCGTAGAAATTGAGCATCGCCGCACCTAGTCAAGCTCGAAAATGTCGGTGATCTGGAAGGTGTCGAAGCCCTTGTTGTTCTCGCCGTACTCCAGGCCGTACTCGAATTTGTGGTCGATATACTCGGCAATATCGAGCAGCAAGTCATTATAGTCGGCATACCCGGTGAACTCGACGTCGATGCCGGAACCCTCAGGCAGCAGCGAGCGGAGGAAAGCATTCATGATGTGGATCTGGAAACCCTGGGTGATGACCTGGTTCATGAAGATACGCTGGCCCTTGAACTCGCCATCAGAGACGATCTTCATCCAGCACGATACCATCGGCTTGCCGGTCTTCTTGGTCTCGGTGAGCTCGAGCTTGTCGATCGCGACCTCATAGCTGTCATGCGGGACGTCCTTGAAATCGGCGCCACTGCCGTTGGCCTCGGCATCGGCGATGTCCTTCTTGAGGCCGTCGATGTCGACCATCTTGTCAAATTTGCTGAAGTCCATGATGTATCCTTTCAGGTGTCAAATACTATTTACTCTTCGACGACACGACGCTTACGCACGCGGCGCTTCGGCTTCTCCTCGACAGCCTCGGGCTCTGCTGTTTCCTCGGTGTCGAACGGCGGCTCCTCATCGGTGGCAGGCTTGGTATTACGCACGCGGCGCTTCGGCTTCTCCTCCGCGGCATCAAGCTCCTCGATGACCTCGGTCTCAGTCTCAGCCTCAACCTCAGGCTTAGGCTTGGGCTCTGCCTTTTTGCGTGCCTTCGGCTTCTCGGCCTCTGCCTCGGCTTCGGCCTTCGTGCCCTGCGCCTCGAGCAGTGCTGCATTGAACGCCTCGACGGTGAGGTCGCAGCGGTCACGCTTGAAATCGATACGGCCTCCACCGAAGACGTTCTCGTTCTTGCGGAGCTGGAGGAAATGGCCGCGCTCGTCCATATAGGCGCGGAGCGTCATGGTGACGGTGCCGGCGAGCACGTTTGCGACCTTGTCCGGCAGGTTCGGCTTGAATGTCGAGACCTTCATGCCGTTGGCGTACGTAATCTCCGTGACGAGCTCCTTGGAGATATAGATGACGCGGTAGCCGAGTGACTTTAGGCGTTTCATCTGGCTGAGGAACTCGGTGCGCACCATATCCCAGCCCTTGCCGTAACCGCCGTCGCTCTCGTGCTTGATACCGAGCTGGTCGAACACATAGAATCGACAATGCTCGTAGAGGTCTTCGACCAAGTCGAGCGCGATGACGTGGAAGCTGTTGTCGTGCTTCTCCAGCTCGTCGATGACCTCGCGGAACTTCGACCACGCGAGCACCTTGTGGCTCATGCGGCCTTCAGTCACGAGCTCATCGGCGATCTGGATGAACGGGCTCGTGATATTCTGGGTGTTGCCGTCGGTGTTGATGAACAGCACGTCGTCGAAGTGGTCGACAAACGTCGACTTGCCTACGTAACTGTCGGCGTAGATCCACATATCGGGTTCGGTGATGACTGCCTCAGGGCGGCGTTCGTTCTTGGGCAGGATAAGCATATCATTTCCTCCTAGACAGAAATCTTTGTAATCACACCAGTCGCATAGGCGCGACTCATGTTTTGGGAATTCGGTGGCATTAGCCATCGTGCAAGTGCCGACTGCGAAGTCGGCGACTTTCTCGGGGTCGTACTGGACACGGTACAGCGTAGGCCACATGTCTTCCAATGTGGCGGCGAGACGCTCGCGGAATTGGTAGAGGTCTTCGGTCTTCTTCTGCCTGATCATCGTCTTCGGCACAATCAGGAAGGCCATGTCTTGGATGATCTCACCGGGGTGCGTCTTCTCGTAGAAATACTTGTAGACACTGAGCTGCCCGCTTTCGAGGTATCGGTCGACATTGTTCGAATACTTGAAATCGAGCATCGTCCACAAGCCCTTGCCGCGAGGTATGAGCATATCGATAAACCCGACGAAACCGCTGTCGTCCTCGACCTTCACCTCGAATACCGGGTCGGTGTCGTCGTCCAACATACCCCATGCGAGCTCACGGGCACGTCGGCCGAGTATGCGGATCTTCATGAGCTCGTTTACCATGTAATCGGTCATGACGGGGTACGCGGCTTTGTAGTTCGCGATGGCTTCGTCGACACCGACTTCGATGCACTCATGCAGCATCGTGCCGATCACGAGCGGGTTCGCCGCATCGCAGTTGAATGGCACTTCGAGGCCGTCGACATAGTTGAGCTCGAATTTACGCTGGCAATGGGTGAAGGTACCTACCCTCGAATATGAGGTCTTGAACATCGCAGTTTCCTCCTTTCTCCTTAAGGCGTTGCACGAGCCGTTTGAACTGGGCGAAATCGTCTGGCCAGACGATGACGGCTATGCCCCCGCTCTCAGTTATCTTCCCGCAGTGGTAGATCTGCAGTGGCGACGGCTTGCCGTTTGGGCCTTTGAGCTCGATGCCGACGAAACGGCCGTTGATGCATGCCAAGATGTCTGGAACACCGGCCCGCGTATTGCGGTTGGCGAAAAACTTGACGTACCATATGCCTTGGGCATCGAGCCACCGTTTCAGACGGTTCTCGAAGTTCTTTTCCCCTGCCAATTAGTCACCTCCCATCGCAAACAGCTTCTCAGTGTAATCGCGTCGCATCGCCAACGTATCGTAGATCTTCTCTTCGACCGTGCCTTTCGATACAAGCTCGTAATAGGTGCACGGCTTGTCTTGGCCGACGCGGTGGATACGCTTCTTCGACTGCTCGAACAGCGACGACGCGAGCGGCGGCGAGAAATAGACGCAAGTGTCGGCTTGCTGCAAGTTCACGCCCATGGCACCAGATTGGTATTGGATGAGCGCGACCCCGTCGTCGGTATCGAAAAACGGCGACAGGTCATGCGCCTTGCCGTTGAGCACGCCGTACGGCCTACCCCTCTTCGCCAACTCCTCCGTGAGCCCTTCAAGCTCGACATCGAAATTGTAGAACACGACGAGGCGTTTGCCCGTACTGCTCAGCAGGTCGCCGAATGCCTCGATTTTGGCAGGCGAATACGCAGCAGCCAATTGACGCTTAGCTGTGAGGTCACCGAACACCGTGTCGCCGACAAACTCGCGATCGAACGCAGTGATCACATTCGTCTTGGTGAACTCGTGGTAATACTTGCTCATCGGCACGTTGATGCGAATGAAACGCTGATCCGGCAGGTCGATGACATCGTCGGTCTTGAGGAAATCGCAACCAAGCTCCTTCATCTTGCGCACCAGCCTCTCCTCGTTCTTGTAACCCGTCACCTTCGTTATCGGGAAACCCTCGCGCATCGTCGTCTCCGATTCGACGTATTGCCGCCAAAACAGCTTCTTGTCGATGCGCCAACCGAGCATGTTCAACTGCGTCCACAGCCGTTCGTATTTACCGTCGACGGGTGTGCCAGACAGCAAGACGAGCTCATTCGCCTTGTCGGCCAACTTCATCGCTGCCTTAGTCCGTTTCGACGTCGCATTTTGCAACAACGACGACTCATCGAACATGAGCGCGATATCGTCCAACTCCATGAGCTGTGGCCTGCGCCATATGAGGTCGTAGTTGACGACCATGACGCCTTCGACATCGCGGCATACGTCTTGCTTCGTGAGGTCGACGACAGGCATGTCGTAATGCGCCTCGAAGTGGTCGACCCAATCGGCTACTTTCGACTTCTGGCATACGACGAGCGCACGCTTCCAACAACGGTCCGACATCAACTTCTCAGCGCCGGTGAACGTCTTGCCGAGTCCCATGTCGTGGTAGAACGCACAACGGCGTTTACCGCGGACACGGTCGAGCGCGGCCTGCTGGTAAGCGAACAGGCCCATTACGCGAAAAACATCGACTTGATTTCCTCGCCCGTCAAGTCGTACCGGTCGGCGATAGCCTTGATCTCCGACTGCTTGAACTCGGCTTTGCCGTTGATCTTCCAAGACAACGTCGATTCGGTGACGCCGAGCATTCGTGCGAGCCCGCTTTGGGTATCGCCGAACTCGCGGATCGTTTCATATAGGCTTTTCATCTTTCACCTCCTTCGATCGGCGAACCTCATTATACTACGTTTCTTTCGATTTATTCGAGTATTTATAACTTTTTTTGAAACACCTGTCACACTGTCAAACACCTGTCAAACAGCTGATTTTAGACCTGTTTGACAGTAAGTCGCATCACTACGTCGCGTTTCTCGCCGCCTGTCACACTGTCACACTGTTTTCTCCCCTATCCTTAGATAATTTGACTTTTATATATATATCTATGAGATATATAGATAGAAAATATCTAATATAGGGGCCCATTGTTGTTTGCCAGTGTGACAGGTAGTGACAAAAACATGAATCTACGTCGCGTTTTGTCGTCTACTACCTGTCACACTGGCCCAAAAACAGTGTGACAGCATGTGTGACAGGTAATTGCACAAACACGCTCAACGTGCCGATCTACGTCGTGTTTCGCCACTTACTACCTGTCAACCATGCTAATTTACAAAAAACACATGCAAAATCGTCGGAAAACGCGAAAACGCATGCAAAATCGTCGAGAAATGCATAAAAATGCCCTGAGGCACATATTTGCCTCAGGGCCCTGCAAGTATACGCGCTTTGGTCAAATGGCGCCTTCTACATATGCTAGGATCATTTCTAGATATGTTTCTGCGACACCCACTGCCGCTAGCCTCATGTGCGCTCCACAGTGGTGAGTAGATAACCAATATTGAAACTAGCCCTCACGATGTAACTCCTTGCATACGACGTTTACGTTTACGACCAGCATTCCAAGACGGGTATAAAACTTCTGTTCCTTTAAGGCGTCGGCGTATGCTTCATCCATTGTGGCGGCATAACGCGTAGTCGCAGCTCATACCCGATCACTCCTCAAAATCGGCGCAGCAATCGCATTCGTCTGTGACTGCGTCCTCGACAGCTGCGAGGATGTATCTCGGCGACCGGCGCTGCGTGCCCTTGAGCTCCGCGATCGCATCTGCCAACTTGGATCCGCAGATGCAGCAGTCGAGCTCGTCCGATTCGATGCAATGCCTGCATTCGCTGCAGTAACGCCTCTCGGCGCCGAACGCACGCTCGATGTCGTCGTCGAAGCAACCAGGCGGCAGGTTGTAGCCGCTCGCGGGCTCATACTCAGTCATGGCAGACTCCTTCCGGTTCGCACTTCTTGAGGAAAATGACGGTCGAGTCGCAGCGCCGGCAGTAATACCTGACCTCGCGCACCAACTGCGCGTCGCCCGGCCTGCGCTCGTTGGCAAACGGGCCTGTGGGCACATAGTCGATCTGCACGAATGTGTGGCACTCCGTACATTCGGCTTTGACGGACCTGCTGGCGCTCGAGTGGTCATCGATTATCCCGATGCGCAGGTGCTCAGTCGAATGGCACTTCTGGCACGGCTTCATTGTCATCATTCGCCCTCACCCCTCAGCTTGCGGATGCGATCAAGAATATGCCCAAGCACTTTTGGAGAACAGCCGCCTGATGTATTACGGATGGCGCAATTTAGACATATTCCGCTCTCACTGAAATACATGCAAACGTTGTTTGCTTCGACAGCCCTGTTTAAGTCCTCAAACAGCTTCTCCCAGCTGTCAGGTGGGGTGAGGTACATGAGTTCGGGGTCAAGTTCCACGTTCGTGTCCGTGACGGCTTGCCGACTGTTCAACCACCCGTCTTTTAAATCGAAGTCTGTGACGAATGTCCAGCGTACGATGTGATACACATTTCCGTTGCCGTCGAACAGCACCATGGTATCCAGCGGAATCTCACGGCCTACGGCATCCCTCGGTAGCTCAATATCTGACATGTTACCCTCCATTTCTCAGAGCCTGCCTCGGTTTCCATTCCGCTCATCCATACGCTTGATGGCTGCGTCGACTTCGCCCTGCGTGGCGTCTACGGCTGCCAGCAGGTTGGCGATCGCCTGCACGGTGTCCACACACTCGTCGATGATGTCGTCGCGAAACGCTCCCTGCGCATCACGTGAAGCGAAACGCATGCTGTCAAACTCCTGCCATGCACCGAAGACTTCTGCGGCCTCCTCCAGCGGCTTGAGCGCATGCCCCTTGCTGTCACTCACGTCATTGAACACGCGCATATTCAATAGATACCCGTCGATCATCGTCCATCACCCTTCTTAAACGTATTGATAGTTATCTGTGATCAACATGACGCACATCCTTCGCCTCGTACTCGCCGGCCGTGCCGTCCGCGAACTCGACGAGCCCGACGGGCTTCTGGTTATTCCCGAGGAAACCGCCTCGTTGGAACCACCCGATCAGGCTGCCGTCGTGCCCGTGCACGGTGACCGGCCTCCGCTCCATCTCCACGACCACTTCGACTTGCATCAATACCTACCCCTCTTCGTGTTGCGTTTCTCGCAGCGCCTCATCAGCTCCGACATGTCGTCGATGCCGACCGATGCGACGCAATTGACGACGGCTTGGATCACGTCTGCGGCCTTGTCGAGCATCTTCTCGCGCGCCTTCGCCGAATACCTCTGGTTGTCGCGGCGTTGTATCCAGAAACGCCACGTGACGAAGAACTCCGCCGCCTCCTCGAGCGGCCTCGAGAATTGCTGCCGGTCGTCCGCGTAGACGTATCTGAACGGCTTGACATCACCGACCAGCATTGCGGTGCCTCCCTTCACGCATGTCGTTGACGATATACTCGATGCACATGCCGAGCAGCGGCAGGGACAGGAACGCGTACTCGCCGCCTACGGCGAAATAGCCCCTGTCCGCGAATGCATACGCAGTGGCGACGGCCGTGGCCACAATACCCACGACCGTCAATGCAGTGTAGACGAAATCACGCATAATTAGTCCATCCTTTGGAAACTGGTGCAATCGCAGCTGATGGCGCGTGCGCGGATGCATGCCTCGTCGCACGTGCGCGCCATGATGCGGATGTCCGGGCCGTCTAGGCGACCAGCGCGCCACGGCACGAACGGCGTGCCGTAATCGATGATGCACGCCTTCCAACCGCGCTCGCGGTAACGGTTCGCGGTGGCCATGGCAGCGTCGAAATCCCATTCAGGGATATCGAACGGCTCTGCGTCATCGTACGGCTCGTACGGTGGCATGACGAAAACGATGTATTCAGGCATTTGTTCCTCCTTCTGGTTGACAGTGCCATTATACTGCTTTCAATGTGTCAATGTTTCGATAAATTGAAAGTATTTTCAAAATGCTTTAATGAATGCCAGGCGGCAGAATAGCCACCTGGCCACAACGTTTACTCCTCGGGATGGTCGAGATCTACGACCACCTCGCCGACGACTTCACCGTCGACCTCGACCTCAGCGCCCTCATGCTGCAGGCGCTTCTCGACTTCGGCCATGAACTCCGCGGCTTTCTCGGCATACACGCCGACTGTGGGCTCACCTGCGAACAGGCGCTCGTCGTAGCAGCGCTGCGCACGGCGGTTGCCGATCTTGAACAGGTACTCGAACGTGAGCTCAGCCGCACCGGCCATGTACAGGTCGCCGGTGAAGACGATCTCACGCTTGTCGACTTCCATGCCGACACCGAAGTATGCCGACACGGTATCGGCCAAGTCATAACGCCAATGCTTGCGGCGGCCGACTGTCGTGTGCTCAGAGCGGCTGCCCTCGTCGCCGTTGGCAGCCCTGGCCTCGCGTGCGGCGTCGTATACCTGCACAGCCTTGTCGATCAGCTGGAACTCGTCGATGCCCTTCGTGCGGCGGTCACGGAGGTTGGCGGCGATCGCCTGGCGGAAGCCCGCATAGTCCACGGGTGCGTCCTCGATGATCACGTCGCCCGTATTGCCGTACTTGAATTTCTTGCCGTCGCCTTCGGGCTCGCCCTCTGCCTTGGTGAGGTCGACATGCACGACCTGGCTGTCGAGGCAGAACATTTCGCGGAAGCCCTTCGCGATCATGAGGTCGTCGCCCTTCTTGGCGATGACGCCCTTGCGGTAGAGCGACGGGAACGGGTTCGCCGGCATCTCGACTAGCACGCCCTTCTTGTCGATCGCGCACTCGTTGATGAAGCCGAGCTCTTTCTCAGTGAACGTTACCTCTGCCATGGTGTTTCCTTTCTCCTTCAGTTTTGGCAATGTCGCCATGGCTGCCGGCTCGACTGAGTCGGCAGACTGGGGATATTAGCCGATGTTAATCGATGGTATGAAAACGAACGCTATAGGCGTGCTTTTGCACGGAGCAGGAATCGTCACGCCTACTACTCATCGACCCCACCCACTTGTAAGCCTCGGCCGCAGTGGCGAAAACATTGGCGTCGACCTTGTCGGTGACTGCGATGTGCTCGCCGTCGTCGAAAATGGTGTAACTCGAGACGATGTAGCACTCGCCGCACTCGGAGATACACGGGTGCTTGCGCACGGTGTTGAGGGTGATGATTTCGTCGTCGGTGAATTTCTTGATATCCAGGGTTGTTCCTTTCATTTAGTTCATGAGCATTTCGATGCGGTTGATCGCCGCTGCCTCGGAGCTGAACACGCCGCGGAACGACTCGCAACCGAAATCAGGGTCGACCTCGGCGAGGAACACCTTGTTGGTGGATGTGTCGTGGCGGATAACGAACGTGTGCGTGTAACCGAGTACGTCTTGCTTGGTGATCTCGATGGACTTGATGGGCTTCATTTGCTCCTCCTTCTGGTTGACAAGGTCATTATCCCACAGGCCTGCACGCATGCACATAGCTATTTTCAGATTTATCGAAAAACTTTTCGACAGATCTGAAAACAGGCACGTGCTTTCAGGTAGTTACCAGGTACCATAATCTTGTCAACCACGAGAAAGGGAAACACCATGACTAAGACTTTCGATGATGCCGTCAAGCTCGAGCGCGTCCAGTTCGCCCAGCCGTTCAATGAGGCATATGAGATCACCAATTGCAGCCGTCGCGTGAAGATCGTCCTCGATGACTACTGCGTGCACTACTGCCGCTTCGAGGCCACCGGTCGTGGCCAGTGGAAGCAGATCTGCCGCAAGGAGTTTGAGACCGCAAACAAGCAGCGTTGCATCAAAAACGCCCTCAAGTGGGTCAACGCCCAATAGCATTACGTGTGATAAAATAGTAGGTGCGGTTTTGGGCCACCGCACCTTCCTCCTTTGTGAGGAGAACGCCCCAGATGCAATTGAGCATCTGGGGCGTTCTTCTATTTCTATGCACTTGTGACGACATCGACGCCTGCATTGCCGATCATGCGCATGCATACTGGACACGGTGAGATCTCATCAGGCGGGATGCGCTCGCCTGTCTCGAGGTCGACGCCTGCCAAGTATAATGTCGCGCCGATCATCTCAGAGCGCGATGCTGACAACATGGCATTCATCTCGGCGTGTACCGCAGGGCATGAGCCGTAATCGCCGTCGTTATGGCCATGCCCGCAGCGATGGCATATGCCTGCGTCGATGCAGTTGACATCACCGCGGGCGGCGCCGTTGTAGCCGGTCGCGATGATCTCGTCGTTGGCCACAATCACGGCGCCGTAGCGGCGGCGCAGGCACGTCGACCTGGCCGCCACCGCAAGCGCAATGTCGAGGTAATACTCGGCTTTACTAGGCCTCGCCTGTCGATCCGAAAGCACCGTCGCCCCTCTCCTCACCCAACTGCTCGACGAAGTCGGCCAACACGATGGGCATGACGACGAGCTGGCCGATGCATGTGCCGCCCGGCACCTTCTTCAACTTGTCTGTCAAGTTGGTGACGATCGCATGCACCTCGCCGGTATAGCCGGAGTCGATCGGCGGCAGCTCG